TCTTGAAATTTCTTCCCAGTCCATTGAAGCAAGACAACTGACTGTGTTAACAGAAGCTGCCACAGCGATTGTTATTGGCTCTGGAATACCTGTTAAACTATTTCTTTGCAACTGGAACTTAAACAACGCTTCTTTAAGAATGTCAATTGTTTGTGAAGCTTGGTTAGTGATACCAATATATCCTTGCGCTAGTACCTGACCACCACTTAAACCAGTGGCTGCTGTATCATACTCAACAGAACTATCGGCTTCACCCGGTGTCCAAGACGGAGATGTTAGGGTTGTCCCTCTATAGACTCTCCAAGCAACACTACATGGATTTGAGTTAAGTCCTAAAATAGACAAAGCTGTTAAGATAGCAATCCCATCTAGATGATCAGATTTAAGTCGTATAGAAACGATAGGATAATACGTTCCTGCAGTTGTTAATGTTTTGGGTGTTTGAACAGGCGTACCGATAGATCTTTGATCACCGCGTAGTTCATATCCACCCTCACTAATAACAGTAGAACAAACTTGCTTCATTGTAGAATTGCTTGCAGTCGTTCCGGTATTTTTAATTTCATAACGTAAAGGAAGAGAAGCAGTTGTCATATATGTAGAATCAATATAATTGGCATGATGGAATGAGTGGCAATGAATTAACTGACCATCAATTACAAAACCACATCTAACTGTTCCAAGACCTAGCCACTCAACATCGTGAAATACGATCTGTGCTTTTGACATGTCCAAAGTTTTTTGTGATGGACTAGATTCAACACTACCTAAAAGTGTATCGATATTCCAATTAGCTTGTTCTGCTCTTGTTTCAACCAATGAACCATTTGACCATGAACGCTCTACCCATGCAATATTGGTTCCATTAGCTTCAAGATAAACACCATTATTTGCACCAAAATAACCAACACGCTGACGAAGATTTGCTTTAGGCGCAGACATAACAACAGTATTTAAAATTTGTAAAGATTTGCCGGGTTGATAAGAAAATACTTTCGTTGTCTCTCTAATAATTTCTTGATCAGCAGTAGTTCCAAGATTTAATTGAATTAAACCGGCATTTGCATTAAAAGAATATGTAGTTCCGGAAGTATTAGATGTAGACCATAAACCATTGTCTTTATAACGATGTGAAGAATCAAATAAAGTTAATGGCATTGATACTCTAGAACGACCAAACGCATCAACAGCAACACCAGAAGGATTTGCTGGTCCAACCAAGTTTCCATATTGATCGGAAAGCATGACTACTTCAAATATAGTTTTTCCATCACCTAGATACTGATGAGTATCTTTTCTAAATTGTGCCATTTAGCAATTCCACTTTCTCAACGCTTTGTTGATTCTTGAATCTGGATCATTAGCTGTTTTAGCTGATGTTAATCTCTTCTTCATACCACCCATGCGCGCACAGAAAGATTTACGACGATTGGCTGCTTTACTTCCCTTCTTTAATTTAGAAGGTTTAGTAGTAACAGGAGCTTTTAAGTTACTGCCTGTTGTTCTATTATAATAGTCTCTACCCTTTTGTGTTAATCCACCAGATGGACTCTTATGACCCTTAGAATCTTCACCTACATTGTTACACCCACAAGAACAGTTTCCATTACACTCTTGGATTTCTTCTTCTTTTACTGGAACACAATTAGGAACTTTACGACCATTTTTCATCTTCATGCCAACGGCCGTATAGCCTTTCCAACATGCATTTTTAAGATTGCCTGTTGGTTCTTTTACGCCTTCAAGGATTTCTCTTAATTTTCTAGCCATATTAAGCTCCTAACTTTTAATTTATTAGTATTTATAAATTAATCTGCTTGAGGCTTCTTTAGTGAATCTTTGACATGATTGAATAACTCTTTAGCATGTTCTTGACTTAATCTTAGAAGCAGACATGCCTTCAGTACCCTCTGCATCAGGATCTCTTGCACCAGCAGATACGACATCGATCTTATGAAAACTAAATGGTATCTGACCAGACTTATTAGGTTTACCATTATAACGATGAAGAAGATCTTTATATTCTTGTACTCTGTCTTCACCTGCTACCATGATAAGATGATCATGACCTGCTTTGTTTAAACGCTGCGCATGGTGTATGAGTGTAGGTTCAGCTTTAGATGCAGCTTTAATATTAGTATTTGGAAAGAACCTCTTAGCATGCATCAATTTTTGTTCTGGTGTCAGTGGGTTCTTATCATTATCATGCGTAGCAGATAGCACTACTTCATGGTGTGCTTTATGTTTATCAGCAAGTTCATGAACTTTATTAACTAATACTTCATGTCCAGTTGTAGGAGGGTTCATACGACCAAAAGAAAACACGACAGGTTTCTTCGGTTTTGGTTGATCTTCTTCTACTATAAAATCTTTAAACTTCTTCATCTTTCTTCTTTCCGGCTATGGCACCATAACCAAGCAAGTTCATCTTCGAGAACTCAGAACGGTTCACGAACTTTGCCATGCTACCTTTATTATGTGCGACGAATCCTTCTGGTCCAGTCTTTTGACCAGCTATACTGTGTTCAAAGTCAGAGTGTTGTGACATGACACTAGTTAATGTATCTTTTGCTTTTTGAAGATGATGATGAAGCTCTAATACTTTATTAATATGTTCTTTATTATCTTGAACATGTTGAAGTTTTTTTGCGAGAGCCTGCCTCTTTTTTTCTTTACCAGCATCTGACTTTAGTTTATCAATCTCTTTTTGATGTTTAGCAGTAAGATGATCCATGTAGCCTTCATGCGAAGGCTTTCCATCTTTACGAACCATGTCGTTAACATGGCCTTCTAAATCTGCCTCGTGACCCTTAATAGCATCAAAAGCTTCTGGCTTCATTTTTGAATAAGTCTTCTTAGCATTCTCCATATGATTCATGAATTCTTTTTGTTTATCTGGAGTGTACTTAGAAGAATCAAACTTAACTGCTGGATCAATATTATGTACATCAGGGTGATGGGAGAAGTTTTCACGATCAACATGAGGTGTAGCTTCCATATCCTCTAGTTGTTTACCCTTGTACTTTGTATGTACTACTAAACCAAACTTTGCATGTCTGATTGCCTGACCATGATGAGTATCACGATCTACTGAATACTTTACTGTGTTTGGCTGGAAATGAAATTGACCTTTATCACTAGTCACATCTTTTTTTCCAGAGTGCATGACATCACCTTGATATACACCATTTTTAGGTGCTATCTTAGGGAGATGTTGCAAAGCATGTTTTAGCTTCTCTGCTAATCCGGGTGCATGACCATGATTATCATCGATGTCTTTATCAGTGTAATTTATTTTAGGATTCTTATTGAAAGCAGACTTAGATGCAACAAAGAAACGACCATTCTTTGGATGATAACCAAAAACAATAGATGGTGCACCATCATATTTAGTTGAGATATGTGTGTCTGTCTTTTTACCAAGCAAAGCTTTATGCGCATTATCCAGCATCTCACCAGCTGCAGATACACCTTCATGACCACCATGTATTGGCATGTCTTCAAGGTGTGTGAGATGTTTTAGTTTCTTACCAGAACCAGATTCATCTGTTTCTTCTGTCAAGAATATGTTGAAAGATAATACCATTTTAAATCCTGTTTTATTATATTTATAGTCTTTCTAACAAGACTCTTAGATACTTAGCGCCTGTGTCAGTAGCAGTCGTGCCTCTAAATTGAAAGTCGACTTTATACTTTGCGCCATTAATGTTAGCTGAAACTTTTATAGATCCACCTTTTCTTTTTCCAAGTTCCGGATAAGAATAAGAAGATTCACTTAAATTATTTACGGTTACTTGATTGCTGCCGCCTATATCTTTAACTAATACATCACCAGTTCTTTTTTTATGAACGAAGACTACATTTGTACCTATAGCCTGTTCTAGTACATCTGCTAAGTTTTTAGCAACTGTTGCATAATTTGGTGTTTGTGTTTGGCATGCATATCCTTCACCAAATCCAACCATCTTTAAACCTTCGAAACCAAAAAACTCGTTTATATCAACCTGTGTATTTTTATTTAAAAAATACTTTTCTAATGCAGCATTTAGAACATAATATGTTTGCGACATCTTAAGAGAAAGAAAATGTAAATCTTTGCCATTTTTTTGTATAGTTACGTCTGTTAGTGTTTTTCCATCAGACTTGCTAATATCTAAACGGGTTCCAGTGAACACAACTTCTCTTTTTTGATTCTTATAACCTTCTCTCGTTGCACTGTACGCATTACTTTGAGTTAAGTCTAACTTTTTCTGCAATTCATTAATAACATCTGGATGTTTGATATCTGTCATATCAGCACCAGCAAAATAATTATTGAGATCTTTTTCTATCTCTGATTCGAAAGCTATACCGCCCTGACCTTTAGCAATGATAGGTTTAAAGATGATATCTGTTTTAAAATCAGGAACTGTTAAGACATCTATTGATCCAGATTTACTCCTTTTAAAGACACTCGTGAAGTCAACTTTACTGCTTCCTAAAAGCTTCTCAACTTCTTTCTTTGTATCTTCTCTATTCTTTGACTTAACATAGATATCATTCTTCTGTAGTAATACTACAGCGTCATTTTTAAACTTCTCTTGTATAAGATTTTTTAATACTTCTATATTTTTACTTGCCATTACTTCACCTTATTTTTTATAGATATTTATAAAGTGAAAAGGGCGAGCCTTTCGACTCGCCCCAATGTGCAACATGGACGGGTGGAACCCCACCATTTATCCCGTCAATTCCAATCCTGATTTATCAGCTTGCCACTTGTGCTGCAGACACAAACGTGTTGCATTGCCGCTCTATTGAAGCGGAACTGTTATTATTTATACTTCAGGCAGCAGTTTTTCCTGAGGGATATTAATTTTTTTTAGCATAAATGATGGCGTCCAACCATCAAAAGCGCCGCCTAAGTTTAGATGACGAAGAAGTTTTCTTGCTGGTTCCAACCCGTCATAGTTACGAATAATCTGGTTCGTAGCAGTTTCTACGACTCCAACACCATTTTCATTCATCTTAATCTTATAGTTCATTATTTAAACCCCACAAATGCTTCTTTACTAAAGTTAAACTTTGGCTTTGGAAGATTTCTTTCTGTATCTTCCGAACCAAACTTGGAATTGTCAAACACAGACTTATTCTTTGGACCATCCAAAAGATCTTCCTGTGCTGATTGTTCTACGTCATAAAGCCGCATTTTACTGCGATCAATGCCAAGGAAAAACCTACGATTAGACCCTGGATCATTATAGCGATTCTTGAGTTGCTTAACCAAGATTTGATTTCGTGATTCCATTTCTTCGTTTGTTTGGAGTCCAAACATAAAATCAGCTGTGGCCGGGAGTCCAAAGGATTCTGATGTATCTTCCAATCCCAAGTCGCTGCTCGAATATCCACCTCGAGTTGTTTGAGTCGCACTGACGATAGGTACATTGAACTCCACGGCAAGTCCTCGTAACTCTTCTGCGATTGCTTTGATATAGGTATAAGAATTGACGTTGGCTCCATACTTCATCCTCGAAGACATGCAGATGTTTAGATAATCAATATAGATGATATCTGGTTTAAAGTTCTTCTTGATCTTCAATTCATTAAGAAGATGCCTGAAGTTTGCAGATCCAGCACAGGCTGTTGGATATTCTTTAACAATCAACTTGCCTGTAGTCTTAGACATAAGCTTCTCGATCTTACCCTTATAAGATTGTAGTGGTATGATCTCGAGCTGATCGAGAGGGATATCAAGAAGGTTAGAATCAATACGTTCAGCGATGCGTTCTTCTGCCATTTCCATCGTGATGTAAAGGACGTTATATCCCTTAGTCAAGTTAGATGCAGCACAATGACACATAAACAATGACTTACCAACACCAGTACCAGCAAGAGCAATGTTTAGTGTCTTGTTTGGTAATCCGCCGCCAGTAATTTCATTGAAGTAGTGCAAGTCGAACGGGATTCGACTTTCTTTCTTGTGGTAAAACTCATAACGTGCATCCGAGTCTTCAAGGAAGTCATGCCCAATATGCGTATCAAAAGATACTGCAAGTGCATCTGATAAGATCTGTGGAATGGCCCCTTTAGAGGCTTTCCCACTCTTATCATCCAATATTTGAATGGAGGCCATGATCGCGTTGTAGACCGCTTTTTCTTGACAGAACTTTTCTGTTTGGTCAAGTAACCATTGGATTTCAGTCTTCTCATCCGGTTTTAGCTCCGAGATCTTATCACGAGTCTTCTTAAATACTTCTTCATTGATACCATCTTTGTTTGATAGATCGATGATTAGTGCTTCTTTAGTTGGGAATGTGTTGTACTTCTTAACATACTCATCAACAAGATTAAATGCTAATTTATCAGAATAATCTTGAAAGTATTCTTCTTTCAAAAAAGGTATAACTTTTCTACCGTAATCTTCGTTTGTTAGAAGATTACCAAAGATTAGTTGTTCAATAGCCATTCGTTTTCCTTAGTAGCTAATTTGAAGATCTTTTAGACTAAAAACACCAATTACCCAATTCTCTGCAGCATCTTCGACATAATGCATAGATCGATCTGGAAATACACGGTGTTCTTCAATATCATTAATCTTATAGATTACACCATAATCGTTTCCATCATGCACTACGCGTGCACTACGATTGGAATATTCATCAACACCCTTGTACTCATGCAGCGTCTTCATCATCAACCTCCATGATTGAACCAACTGCCATCTTATAAGTATTTTTGATATAATCAGCAAAATCTGTATCCTGGAACATCTTGGTCCAAAATTCTTTATTATCTACAATGTCGCCAGCACGCATTGAAGGCTGTCTGACTTCGCCTGTTTCTTTATCTACGGTAGCATACCAACCAGCTTTAGGCTTAACAATGTAGCCACCATCAATAGCAACATCCAATAGGCCAGACCACCTATTAATACCTCCATCATAACTGACCGTGATAGGGATCTTAGACTTTTCTTTAACATAACGGGACTTCTCCACGTTGATTACGAAATGGTAGCCAGAGATACCATCCGCATCTTTTTCCTGTTGACGACCAAGGATCCAGATATTATCTGATCCATAGTAAGATCCAGTACCACCGCCAACGATATCCTTAGGATAGAGACCGATCTCCTTATATGTATGGTTGATCACTATCATAGGAATATCTTTAAGAGAAAGATGTGGTGTAATCATACGGAAGAGTGACTTAAGTTGTTTAGCACGAGACATGTCAGCAACTGACTTACCATCAAGTGCATCCTCAACTTCTTTCTTAGAAGCAAGGTTACCAATAGAGTCGATGATAATCATGACATGATCATTGCGATCAAGCTCTTTCATCTGAGCCATAATATCAAACTTCAATTCTTCGATGTCGGTGATAGGAGTATGCACAACAGACTCAAAAGGAATATTAAAGGTACTAAAATAGGACTGAGGAGTGCCGAACTCAGAATCGTAAAAAAGAACAATGCCATCTTTGTACTTCCTTAGAAAGGATGATGCCATTAAAAGAGCAAAGCCAGTCTTAAAGTGCTTAGATGGTCCAGCAAGCATTGTAAGGCCGGGTGTGATACCACCATCAACTGAGCCAGACAACGCAACGTTGATCATGGGTACAGGAGTAGGGATCATATCCTTCTTTGCAAAGACTTTACTGTCAAGTAGAGTAGATGTAAGATCAATCGTAGAATTCTTAATAAGCTTATCTTTAAGTGACATAACGACTCCTATTTGTCAAGTACTTTATCATCAATTTCTAATATACCAATATTTTGCTCTTTTGTAAACCGTTTTTGATTAGTTATACCAATATTTGCTGCTATTAAGAGTACGATAGCGAGAGGATCAAAAACAAAAACAAGAAGAAGAATGACCATCCTAACACTTCTTTCAAGGTTATCAACAGACTGTACTTCATATATGAGCTCAGAAATGTATTTGAGTGGTCCAACTTCTGCTTCGAGTTTTTTGATATCAGATTCAAGTCTAATTCTTTGTTCTGTATATGTGGATATATTTTTGACATGATCGTCTTTCCTTTTGACGAGTGATTCTCTCGTCTTTCTCTGCTGGTCAGCAGCTTTGAGTGCTGTTGCTGCTTGTCCACGATCAGTCATCTTATTTAATGCAGCATCAATTTGTTGTATCTGTTTGTCTAAGTCATCTATGCTTTGTTTTTCAAATCCAATCTTAGAGTTTAATATTTGTATTTGATCAGCAGTGCCAGTATTTAAATTAACTGTCTGGTCAATATGTGCTTTAGATAAGAAACCAAATATACCCATGCTTGTAATAAACATCAATATAAAAACAGCTGTACTTAAATATGTTTTAATTAGAAACGGTGTTTGCCTCCAGTTTCTATACAACCATGATGCTGTTACTAGTTTACCAACTTCTAATACAGATCCCATCACTACAACTGGCCAGAACGCTGACGCAAATATGGTCGTGAGACCTATGATTGAATAGTAGCCAGAGACACCCGATAGAGCTAAGGCTACTGCGAGTGCCAGATAGTTTATCATCCGTCTACGTAAGTATTAATTTTCTTTATGAAAGCTTGGATCCTTGCAGATCGATCGGGCCAGAGGATATATTCTTTATTAGGATCTTTTGATAAGTTTTGTAGTAAAGGCATGATCATATCTCTTAGTCCGTGTAACTTATCTTGAGCTTCAGCAGTCTTTTGTTCTACTGCTTTAGATTGTTGTTCTACTACTTTTTTTAGTTGTTCTTCGTGGGCTTTTAGTTCTGACTCAGATACAAGACTAAAGCCAAAATCGTCATCATTTAATTTCATGCGAACCAATCCTCTAACGTAGATATCTTCTTATTATTTACTTTCCAGTGTAGTACATCAAGTATAGACTTGATCGGATCAAGGAAAGCTCTATCAAATTGCTTATCATAGTCAATGTATTTATTAATCTCAAGTTGTTTAGGCATAGCAGAATTTGTAGCTATGACGTTTTCTTGTCTTGTGATAGGATTAGGAGTAATAAGATATGCAAACTTGATCTTATCACCATTAGCAATTGGCTGATGCTTCTTCTCGAGACCTGCATCTTTAATTACTTTATTGTAGAGGAGAGATGCTCTAACTTGGATCGGCAGAGATTTCTGATCAAGCTTGTAGTGAAGAGGGAATGTACTACCACCATCATTCTTACGAAAGTAAATCATCTTAACACTACGAGGAAATGCTACTTCTTCGAACTCCATGTTATAGAACCTATCTCTAAAATCTTCAATGAAGTTAAGGACAGTTTTCTGATCAGTATTCATGATGAGTTCTAGTGTTTTCTTAATGTTCTCACGGCAAGATGCGGGTGTAGATGAACGAACTGCTTCGATACCCATGATCTTAAGTTCTGGCTTTTCATACTGCACACCCTCGCTATTCCATACGTTGAGGATGTACATCTTCTTTGCTTTCCAGATACCTTTATTAGCGATGTTCTCTCGCTTCATCTGCATCTTCTGTTGATATGCATTCATCATGTCAGCAAGGTCTTGATACGACTTATTGATATAAGGCTGTATCTTCTGTTCACAGAATGCATCAAGCGCTCTAACTACCTCGTGATCATCTGTCATTTCCAACTTCTCAACGAGAGGACCCATGTTGACATACACCGAGTCAGTATCAGATGCAATCACATAGTCTTTATTATCCGTCTTGAGCATCTTGTTGAAGTATGCATTAATCTTCTGTTCGATCCAACGGATCGATAGCTGACCAGAAGTTGTGATTGCCTCCGCGTGATTAAAGTTGAACCACCTGAAGTATTGGTTACCCAACGCACCATATGCCGAGTTGAGCTGGATCTTTTTGGCAAGCTGGAGATTGTGATAACGCGATGCAAGTTTTTCGTCATCTTTGCTTTTCGTTTCTTTGAATCTTTTCTTGGCTTCAAGCATCTTGTCTTTGTAGATAACACGATCATTGTACATCTTCTCCATGAGTTGAGGCAAGAATCCTTGTGTGTCTTTACGGTACATACAACCATTGGCTGCATAAGCTACCATGCCATCACGATATTCCCAATTACCTTCTAGCAAATAATCGATTGAAGGAAATTGTGTACGACCAACAAAGGTTTCTGGTGAGATATTATATTGCATGATAAGGTGTGGATAAAGAGAGTTCAAGTCGAAAGATACAACCCATTTATGCATACCTACCTGCGGGTCTTTAACATAGCCACCAACGAGAGTGTCGTAGTTATCTTCGATCTTTTGCTGCGGGATGACGATCTTCTGATCCAACAGGTAGTTGTGGATGATAACATCCCACGGTCGAACTGTAGTTAGTGTATCCATATAGTTGATCCAAGAGACTATCATATTCAGAGTAATCGAGCTTACGTTCACCAAGGACGATGTTAGCGATATGGTCTAGACGATACGATTCTTGGTTAGTAAATGAAAACTTCTTATAGAGATGCATGTAGTCAAGGATAGTTACACCAGCAGGAACGAATGCTTGGTTCTTCTGGTCTCGAACGATGATCTCTTTCTCGTCGAGGAACTTCCACGGCGAAAGCTTCTTGGCTTCTTTCTCGCCAAGCTGGCCGATGATACGGTTAACGATATACGGTACGTCAAAGAACTCTACGTTCCAACCAGTCAATACATCTGGTGTCCAGTCAGGATGATTCCATGCAAGGATAAACTTAGCAAGCAGATCTTTCTCATCTTTACAAAGGACATATGAAACATCATCAGACTTTGGCTTATAGTAACCACAACCAAACACGATGCTACGACCATTCTTACGAAGAGAGATAGCAGTGATTGGTTTAGATGCTTGCTTGATATCCGGAAAGCCGTCATCGCTAGCTACCTCGATATCGATAGTCACTACTGAAACTAGTTCAGGATCGTAGTCGATCTGACCGGGATACTCATCATTGATGAATACGTATGGGTAGTTAGTTAGACCATAGAACTTGAAGTTAGATACGTCGCCATATTGCTTGACGAAGTCACGCGCTTCTCGCATAGAACTAAAGTTGATCTTGCCAACTTTCTTGTTGTCGAGAGTTAAATATTCGCCCTTATCAGAAGGGATGAAGAGGTAGGGTTGATAGTCTACC